TGTGACTACTTTGATAATATAGTGGTACCAGGTATAGTTAAATGAAAATAATTAGCTTAGGATTGGGAATTCAGTCAACTGCTATGTATATTATGAGTACATTAGGAGATATTGACAGGGCGGATTATGCTATATTTGCTGATCCAGGCGCAGAACTTCCAGATACTTATATGCTATGGGATGATTTAAATAAGTGGCGTGAGAATAATAATGGAATACCACTTATAAAAAAAACCAAATCTTTATACAAAAATATAATAGAAGGTTTAAATTCATATGGAGCAAGATGGGCATCCATTCCTGCTTTTAGCGAAAAAGGTGGTATGATAAGAAGACAATGTACAGGAGAGTATAAAGTTGATGTAGTAATGAAAGAAATAAGAAAACTGCAAAATCTTAGAAAATATCAAAAGATGAGTCCAACTGAAGTATGGCTAGGTATATCATTGGATGAAATACAAAGAATGAAGCTTTCTAGAGTACACAGGGTTACTTATAAATATCCTTTAATAGATAAAAAAATCACCAGAAGCGAATGTAAAGATTATTTAGAGAAAAATGGTTTTTTAAATGTAAAGAAATCTTCTTGTGTATTTTGCCCTTATCACAGTAATGCCCAATGGAGAGAGATAAAATCAAATTATCCAGAAGAGTGGAAAAAAGTTTTGAAAGTAGATAACGCAATAAGAGATTTAACTAAGAAAGGAATAAAAGACAAGCTTTATTTGCACGCATCAAGAGTTCCAATTGAAGATACATATCTTCAAGAGGATCAAGAAGAGTTGTTTATGTGCGAAGAAGGGTATTGTGGAATATAATAAAAATGAGTGTTATAAACAAAAAAAACATTACACCGAAGAAAATAAAGTTTCTTGAAAAGATAATTGATGAAGTAAAATCAAAAGGAACGCCTGTCCGCGCAAGTGTGATGCCGCATAGCGAACCAGCTTGGGGATGGGGTAGAGATGAAAACAACGATAATAAGGAGAAAGAAGAATGCGAAAAATAAACATAGGTGGTCATGAGTATAAGGTAAAGTTCATGGATGGCGATAGAAAAGGCGAAGAAAACAAAATGCTCTTCGGAATGAACAATCCACGTACTTGTGAGATATTCTTAGATGAGAAGCTTGTTACATCAAGAAGGAACGAAACTTTCTTACATGAAGTAATTCACGTTATTCTCGTAAATACTGGCTCTCCGCATGATGAAGGGCTTATCGAGAGTCTTGCGAATGGATTCCATCAACTAGGAGTAGGAGATTATCTATGGCGGAAAGTAAGCAAATAGTAAGATCAATAGAAAAAGCCTATCCAGAGATGATGGAAAGGTTTGAAGCTATTACTGGAGAGCAATATGAATTGTTCTGCCGAAAGCAGTATGACTACGGTTGTGCAAATATAACGCTTGGTGGCGATTTGAATGATGATGAAGATAGAATGTTTGCACTTACTGCTTTGGTCATAAGAATGAATGACAAGGTAAATCGGCTTAAAAACATAATTGTAAAGCATAGAGGCGAAAATGCGGTACGTGATGAAACATACATGGATGCTTTCAAGGATTTGTCGGTTTACGGAGTAATCGCACAATTAGTTGCAGAAAAGGTATGGGGCAAATGAAAACATTGTTTCTCTATGTAGAATCATTATTCTTAAGATTAGTTATTTTTGTAATCAATCAAAGGAGAAAAAGAGTATGAGGTGGACTAAAGCTGAGATGAGTATAATAAGTCAGTATACAAGGACAATGAAAAGCGTTAAGGCTCTTTGTTCCGAATTGGATTCTGCTGGTTTTATGCGTACATATAAATCTGTTACTCGGAAAGTAGAATCTATGGGATGGTCTAGACCCACTGATGTAGCGGATATAGGTATTCTTCCTAAGATATTGATTTTTGATATAGAAACAACTCCTATGCCTGTATGGGTATGGGATTTTGGGAAGCAATATATTCCGCATACCAATATTGTAAGAGATAAGGCTGGTCATCAAAAATTTTGGTATGTCCTGTCTTGGGCTGCCAAATGGCTTTATGACGAAAATGTCTTGTCTGACGTTCTTACTCCAGAGGAAGCTGTTGCTAGGGACGATAAAAGAATATTGGATTCCGTATGGAAGTTGATTGATGAAGCTGATATTGTAGTTGCTCATAACGGTGATCGGTTTGATATAAGGAAACTCAATGCAAGATTCATACTTAATGACATGAATCCGCCATCTCCATATAAATCAATAGACACATTAAAGATTGCAAGAAAGGAATTTGCTTTTAGTTCTAATAAGCAAGACTTTCTTACTAAGACATTCGGTCTTTCGGAGAAATTAAAGACTGAGTTTCAATTGTGGATTGATTGTATGAATGGTGATAAAGAAAGATTAGCTGAAATGCTTAAGTACAATAAAAGAGATGTTATTGGACTGGAGCAGCTTTATCTTAAATTGAGACCATATATAAAGAATCATCCAAATCTTGGCATATTGATGGATAGTAATGTTTGTCCTTCCTGCGGAAGTAAGAATCTTAAACCGTCGGATGCTACATACTTTACAAGTTCTAATGAATTTCCTGTATACAGGTGTGGAGGATGTCATTCTCCGTTCATAAGAAGCAAATCTAGTATAGGCTCTAGCCCAACAGAACTAAGAAGTATTGCGAGGTAATGCTTGACAAAGGTATACTTAAGGGTTATATTATAATATATGCTTGTTCGTAAAATAAAGAATGTCGAACACAGGGTATATGATAATGAGAATGAGTTTCGCCAATACTGTCCTGATGAAAATATAATACTGAATTGGAGGGATGGCACCAAAGGTAGCTGGGTTAAGACTGATGATGATAAAATATGCCAAGTCCTCAAAAGGGGCAAGCTAAAAATCAGTCAGTCTAAGGGAGTGTATAATTATTACGTCAGGACAGCTATCGGCTCTTTTGTTTGCAGAGATACTATGAAGATGGAAGGTGATCTTAGAAAGAATATGTATACTTTCGGAGATAGTGATGTTACATTGTATCAACAGAAGAAACATAGGAAGAAGGCTACTAGGCGTGAATTCTTGTTTGCTAAGTTCGTTGCGCAAGGTGATGGCATCGCAGAGGCATTTATAAAAGCCTTTCCTACCAATAATGAAGAATATGCAGATTATCAAGGGAAAATACTATTAAGCACGGAAAGGATCAAAAACTTGATAAGAGAAGAAGTTGACAAAGTCCTGCATGAGGCTGAGATTACGCCTCTGTATTTGCTTGAACAAATGAAAAAAATTGTTGATGCAAAGAAATCGCAGGATAAAGATAAGATTCAGGCTATTAAGGCTCTTATGCAAATTAGCGGAATGATGGATACTGAGAAGAGAACTGAATCATTAACCCTATTCCAAGGTTTTACAAAGGAGCAATTAGATGCTATCCAAGGTGGAGATTCGAAAAAGCTCATTGAAGCTTCGAGAGAAGTTAAGAAATAAGAAATGTATAGTTTGTGGATTTCCAATGTTGGAATACACATCTATATGGTATAACCTAACGGAAGATTATTTTTCCATAGAGTGTTGTGAATGCTTTTCATCGTATGATGAGGACTTCGAAATACGAATGCCTGGAATAATATTTAATTGTGGAGAAGCATAAATGAAAACTGTTAAATTTGATCTAGTACTAAAAGTACATGATGATTTAAAAGAAGATGAATTAAAAAGTTCTTTAGAATATTATATGATAAATGATAATGCTGTTAGCGGACTGGTTTCTCAGGTTATTGGAGAGATTGATGCTCCAGAAAATTTTTCTATAATTTCAATGGAATTAAAGGAAAAAAGAAAGGTAAAGAAGAATGCCGTACAAAACAGTGGGAAAAACGGTATACATCAAAAATGAAGCTTGCGGTATACGGAACTCTTCGTAATGGAAGTGAGGATACTGGAAGAATAGAAAATACTTCTCTTGTATATCCTGGACATCAAAGGTTTCCTGCTGTAATACAGGACTATGAAGGTAAAGGCACTGTGGTAGAGATTCATGATGTAACTAGCGAAGATATTGCTCAGTATGATTTGTATGAAGGTCTTGCTATTGGTCTTTACGACAGGGTTAAAGTTAAAGTAAATATGGATAAAGGCGAAGAAGTGGAAGCTTGGGCATACGTTGCTGGCCCGCGCCTTCTTAAATTAGTAGATGTTTTTGAGGAAATTCCAAATGGAGACTGGAATGATAGAAAACTTTAATATAGTTTCGAATAACTTGGACGAGAAAGAAAGAGTCCTTAATATGGTATCAAAGGACTTGGTTGCCTTTGGGCAGCTTTTTCTTCCAGATGATTTTATGAAATCAAAGCCAGCACCGTTTCATCATAATGTAGGCGAGTTTCTTTTAGATAACACCATAAGAAGGCTCTGTGTTATATTACCTCGCGGTCATACCAAGTCCACTATGGCAAAAGCAGCTTTGCTCCATAGGATATATTTTAATCCTAAAGGAAAGAACGAATTTGCAGCTTGGGTATC